TACCAGGTCTGGAATTTATATAAGTGCGAGTGCGTTTTGCGTTCTCGCGAGTTTTGACTAAGGGCTCCACATATATTGCTTTGTCCCATAGGCGCCGCAGCTCAAGCTTAAACTCTTCCACAGTCATATCAGTCGCATCACGCATTTGGATGCACTTGTCTGATCTTGAACTGATCGTCGAGGGTTGAACGACTGACATATATTGCCTTGCCGGAACGGAAAGTTTCGACGCCAGAATTTTCAATGAGGCGCTTGGCTCGTTTGTAGGCAGCTGGGCTTTTGTCATTGAAAAGATAGATTGCTGCTTCTGGCAGCGTCATAAGGTTTTTATCATCCATTGTTGCCACCCTGGTAACCAGCTGGGTCGTTTGCAATCAAAGAAAACGTCGCCACTTTTGGGAATGTGCGAACATCTTTTTCATTAGGTATGCGCCTGGTCAGGCTTATGCCAAGCTCAACACCGGCTTCAAACATCATGTTTTGCAGCTCAGTACACATTTCTTTTTGTTCATCCGTCATTGGCGTAAACTTGCCATTTGCCTCATCCCATTCAGTTCTGTACTGGATGAAAGCAACGGCGCGATATTCATGTGGGTTGCCGTCGTCATCAATCATTGGAATGTCATTACGCAATTTGAACTTGCCCCTGCTAAATCCTGGCATCATCTCTCTCCGTTGTTTTGTTCGTCATATTTTTGTTGATAAAAATCACTTAGCGTTGCGCTTAACTCGCGATCAGCTTCTTTGAGATCCTCGCGCTGCTTCTGCGTTTTCTTTGACCACATCAACAGCTTGATCTTGTTAGCGTCTTTTAGATGGTTCATTTGGTCGTTGACCCACTTGCTCCAGTCAACGTCAGCATTTGCTGGCGGCGGTGGTGCCTTTGTTTCAACAGGTGGCTCAGGCGCCTCAGCGTCGCGTTCATCAATAATCTTTTCATTGCGCTTGGCCTTGTCGATCTCATTGTCAGACGCAAACTCACCGCCATGTATGCCAAGGTTAGCCAGAGCGCGCCCGTAAGCGCTTGTCTCAGTGTTTTCAATACAAGCCATTTTGTTGACTGGGTTACTGCCGCGCAGCTCTTCAGCCCAGCCGGTGGCAACGACAAATCCGTCGCGCGATTTGATGGTCGCTTTGATCACAACGCGTTTACCATCATCAACAACAATGTCTGATTCCATGCCCAGCTGGTCGCCGATATGCTTGCGAAACACCTCAACACGTTGTGCGACTTGTGTGTATTTACCGCCGCCTTTGACAGTGACCTGGTCCATTTCAGCCACTGCCGATTGTATTTTTATTATATCAATCATTATTTCCCCTTAAAAACTCAGTCCCAGCTGGCGTGATTTGCCAGACAACCTCTTGCCGATTGCGGTTATTCTTAGCGCGCGCGCCGCTATCAACGGCGAGGCCCATGTTTTGCAGCTCAGTAAGCCGAGGCTTGACGCTGTAAATCCAGGCGTCCATGTTGTCAGCAACCTGACTACCAGTTAGGCCAGACGGGGCTGCGGCGAGGCTTTGCAAGGTTTTCAGCCGTAGTCCCGTTACTTTTGGTGCAATAAACTCAGCAGCGAGCCGCTCAGTATCTTTCGCGTTTTTGTGAACCAGCGGTGGCCGGCTAAAATCAAGCTCTGATTGTCCCATCATGCCGGGCTCCATAGGAGCGGGTCAGGAAACAAAATAACAAGCATAAACCACACCATTGCCATCAAGGTGATGAACAAAACTGTGGCGAATATTTCGCGAATCCAGTCTTTCATTGTCATGTGATACCCCATATTTTTCTGGCTTCTGCCAGGTAGGTTTCGGGTTCGGACCAGTAGATTGCAGTCCAGTCCGGCGATACTAAGCTCAGCAGCTCTTCTTTATTGGTTGCCATGCGAAGCATATTCTCAGTGGTTTTGTGGTATTGCGTTGTGTCGCGGATAATGTCAGCGAGAAAATCATTACGCAGCTCAGGCGCGTTCTCTGGCGTGAACACCATGTAATCCGAATCGTTGGCATAGACTAGGAAAGGCGGCTGGTGACCGTTCAGCTGCCAAAAGCCGGCACATTGGAAAACATTGTTCATATCGAACATACCAGTCAGCGTTTTAGGCAAACTGTTCTTTTGCCAACCAGACTTTGACCTGGAACTTGGCTTAGACCATTTTGTTTTAAGATCACCGCGCCGGTTATAGTCAGGCTTTGTGTGGTAGGGCAGGGCAAGGCCGGGGAAGGTATCAAGCAGCTCTATTTCGCCCAGGATGCGGTTGTCGCTTGCCATAGCTTCTTGCAAGCCCATTACAGCGTGTTCAGCTACAAGCGGCAGCTCTTCTAAATACTTTTCTTTCTTTGCCTCATCCAGCTCATCAACGGGTTTGTATGATTGCAGCTGTTCGATGCCGGCATGGGTTGCCTCAGCCATATCAAGGGTGTTCCCCTCGCCATCCATAACCAAGCGCAAATCAGTGATAGTTTGCACTGCAAACCCTGATTTCATATTTGCTGTGCCGCGTCTTTCATTAAGCCTATAAAGGGTATCTTTTGCTAAAAGCTTGTCTTTGTCTGACGCGGTTTTATCGCGCAGCGTATCGAAAGCTTTATCAATTAAGGGCCGGACGTGCGTCTTTTCAAACAGGTTTTTAGCCCTGTCTTTCGATCTCTGATTGCTGTGTGTGATTACATTGTGGCGCTTTGCCCACGTCGGTACGTCTATTATCATTACACCCTATCCTCACTTGTGTGAGGTTAAGGCGTATCACCAACCGACATATCAGGTCAAGTCACTTATCCAGTATTATTTTTAAACCACGCAAATTAGGTCGTAAAATCATTGATAACAGCGGTGTTGCCCATACCAGCTTTTGCCCACGCAATGTCTCGTTGCGATCACCGTTATGAATTGTGTAACGGTTTCCAGGTTCTGGATAAAGTATACCGGCAGCTAATTGCGTTTTTTGCCCGTGGTAGTCGTAAGGCTCATCAGTAAGCGCGTAGCACTCATGGCCCTTGGCATCAGGATGAACATATTTATTATTGATTGGATCAAGTAATACTGATTCAAGACCACCGCGTAAATATTGCCAAATGCCTTGGTATTCATCGTGCATACACCAATGCACAATGCCGGTTTCAGCGGGTCTGTAAGTGTGGCTGTAAACGTGCCCGTAACTTTTTTTGCCGACAGTGCGTGTAACAACTCCGTCGGCATCAATGCTGCACATACCAATAATTGGCATTGGTTGGGCCTCAAACATGATGTCGTATGGGCTGCAATTAAGAACGCGCGCATACTCTTCGGCGTGGTCAAGGGTCATCTTGATGTTACCCGAGATATGCCTTGACACGGTTTCGGGCGTATGCCCAACAAGAGCGCCAACATCCTTCTTTGAAAGGCCGCTACGAACGATCATTGCATTTAAATTATTTCCCATACGCATAACATACCACCTTGTCCGTATCCGTTAAAGACAGATTATAGAGATAATCTACTTTACGGATGGCGTCAAGTCATGTAGACAATGACGCATGACATTAGACACGTTTCGCAGACAAAGGGGCTGGTCATATAGTGAACTGGCCCGTCAAGTAGATGCCAGCCATGCCACTGTAGCACGTCGCTGGTGCTTGCCAATGGATCACAAAGACAGGCTGATACCTAACCCAACCTTTATGGATCGCATCATTGTGCTCAGCAACGGAGAGGTCATGCCGAATGACTTTTATCTGCGCCGTGACTGAGGATGAGCTGCAAAAACAGGTTGCCAGCTGGCTGGATGTAGCGTTGCCACCGGGGTGTATCTATCACCATAGCCCTAACGAAGGTACACGCCATGTGGCGTTCAAACGCAAGCTAAAGCTGATGGGTACTAAGTTTGGCTGGCCTGATCTTGAGATCTTTGTGCCCGGTGATGAAGCAGTGCATGGCATGAGCACGTCCGTGTTTATTGAGCTCAAAAGATTAAAGGGCGGCAAGCTTACACCAAACCAAGAAGAGATGCGGAACCGGCTATTGCTGGCTGGATGCCACTGGGGCTTAGCCCGGTCAATAGAGCAAGTGCATGAGATCCTAGAGCCCATTGTTAAGCTGAGGGCTAGGCCATGATTGAGGCTGGGGATGGATCATTTGCAAAGCGCCTAAACGAAGGGCGTTGCCCGAAGTGCGAAACAAGCTTGCCATCAAAGACTACCAACAACGTGCAATGCGGCAGCTGCAAGATAATCATTAGCGTGAGCCCTTGCACTTTCAGTAATTGGCTGGGCAAGTGCCGCGACGGCATGGTCCGTGAGCCCGACGGTGAGGGCTGTGTGCAGTGGACAACGTGCTGGAGTTGCCGCGGCAGGGGCTGGACATGATGGCTCACGTTGATTTGTGTTCCGGCATTGGCGG